TCGATTTTTCAGTAAATCAATCAATGGAAAAGACTGGCACAGGCGATCAGTTTAGAATTTTTGCTACAGTAAAAGCCGCCACGCTGGATTGGATAAAGAGTTTAGATCTAAGTCAAGTTGACACTATTGGATTTAGTGCCGAGAAAGGCGAAGGTAAAGGAGAAAGTAGAGCAAAACTGTATGCTAATTTTGCAAAACAACTTGCTAAAAAGTTGGGTTGGAGTTTTTTTCACGAGGACGGACGAACTACAGACTTTTTTGATTTAATAAACCCTAATCCACCAAAAAACGAGAATACAACAGAAAACTTTGCAGATGGTAAAGTAAAAGGTAAAAGTCGTCCGGGACGTTTTAAAAAGGCAGGCGTAAGTTGCAAAGGATCTGTATCAAGCCTACGCAAGAAAGCAAAGAATTCAAGCGGTGAAAGACAAAAAGGTTATCATTTCTGCGCGAATATGAAGTCGGGTCGTAAAAAGGGTAAATAGTGTTATGAAGATTAAAGACGTTATCATGGAAGGTGAATTTAGGCCTGGCGTGTCAGAACCGATGGCAAAGTCAGACTATTATCCCGAACTTCCAAGTTCAAGTCCATATATGACATATCGCTTCGGTATGGGGATGGCCGATCATACTACATTTCACCCAAACGGTCCTGCTAAAAATTCTGCGGTAATTGTACAATACTCAGATGCTGAAGAAGAAATTGTTGCGGCAACTGAGAAAAAATTAGGTAAATTTGGCAAGACAACACTTGCTGATAAAGGTTCTGATGAGCCACCAGGCACAGAAGCACAAAGTCCTGTAGCAACGAAAAAGAAAAACAAATACGGTGTATAACAATGAAGATTAGAGAAGTTATTGTAGAAGCAGATCCTAACGAATTAGGTCCTATGAATCCTAAGATGAAGGATGTGTTGAGTAAAGTTCACGCAGGCGATGTAGAACAAGCAAAAGTAGATGCGGCTGCAAAAGCCAAAGCAGATGCTGAAAAAGCCGCACAGCGTAAAGCAGAAGACAAAAAAATCATTGCGTTTGCTAAAAAGCATGGATATGATTTAGAGCCACAAGACATCGGATACTTTAAAAAAGGCGTAGAAGACGGCAAGCGTGGTGGTGTGGATCGCGGAGCAGGCGAGGCTTACGGACCGCACTTCGGAGCATACTATCGGGGAACACAGATTGGCTATAAGATGAAAGAGCAGGGCGAAGGTTTAGGAGAAGGTGGATTCTTCGATCCTGACCAACCCAATCCAGGTGATATGGTTAAGCATCGCAATGGTGCAGTAGGCAAGGTAAAGAAGATTGGAACACAGGGTGATGAGACATTTGTTTATTTCAGAGATCAGAATGGTGAGATGAACTATGGTCTGTGGAAAAAACATGTGTTTCCTGTGAAAGACACTGCAAAAAAGACTGAAAGCCTTGATAAAGATGGCTATCACAAGAGTGTAGAAAACGGGGAGTTTATGAAAAGTAAATATGGCAGGGGTGATTACAAAAACGCCATGTTTCTTCATGACTTAGATCGTACAGGAGAACCAATGTTGGTGACATTTGCCCGTCAAGACGATGCGGAAAAGGCTGTTAAACAATACGGTGGCACAATCATCAAGTCGGGTATGGGAACATTTCGCATTGTCAAAGACGGCGATGATTTAGAAGAATCAGCCACAGCAGGCGCAACCAGCGCAGGAAACATTGCTAGCGTTGAAGCACCGCATCTATCACCAGGCGATGCTAGAGGCAAGAAGTCTTACATAGGCGATCCACGTACAGGCGTTAGTGGAAAGAAAGCACCTAAACAGCCTAAGGCAAAACAGCCTAAAAAGAAAGATGGCACTGCGGTAAACGCATTAGATATGAAAGCAAGTATCTTCGGATCACCAATTAAAAGATAAATATAACATAGAACCAGGACTCAACTATGGACTTTAAAAACATTTTAACACAATTAGACCAACTCAACGAAAGCGTTGAAGTTGTTGCTGAAGAGGCAGAATCAGAAAACCAAGCCACTGCGGCTCGTATTGCTCTCAAGCACAAGGAAGAAGGCACAAAGCCTAAAGCAGGAACTGCCAGTGCTGAAATGATGAACATGAGCAAGGGTGATTTAGAAGATTTTACAAAAGCTAAAAAAGGTGCTCCAAAAAAGAAAGCAGAATCATTTGATGCTAAGTCTTTCCGTGAATCATTTGAAGCAATGGTAGAAGCAAAGTCAAAGCCGGACTTTCTCGATCTCGACAAGGACGGCAACAAAAAAGAGCCTATGAAGAAAGCCGCTAAAGAAGCAGGCAAGTCTAAAGGTGGTAAGAAAGGTATGTCTGACAAGCAGCAGAAATACTTCGGCAAGAAAGACGAATCAGTCGAAGAAGGCAAGAGTCCACATAAAAAAGGTTCTGCAAAATACAAAAAGCAGATGGCAGCTAAACATGCTTCAATGAACGAAGACAAAGTTGCAAAAATTCAAGCACAAATTGATGAATTAGAAGATGACATCGGAGAGCTAGACTTTGGGTCAGCTTCGTATGATTCTGCAGATGCTAAATTACAAGATCTACACAACCAATTGGATCGAGCAAAGAAAAAGCAAGTTAACAAAAGCGTAAACGAAAGTTTCGAAAAGTTTTTAAGCAAAGAGACTATGAGCTTTGAAGAAATGGTTTCCGTTGTACAAGAAAGTGGCGGTCAGCAAAAGATTGATCCAATCGACGACACTCTATGGCAATGGGCTAATCGTGTAGCATCTAATAAAGGTGAAGGCGAAATGTTTGCTGCTAAGATCTACGAAAGCAACGGTGGACGTTTTGAGCTCCACGATGTTCTATCTGAAGATTAATATTTTACCAAACTAATAGGAAGAGCCGGCAATTAGGTTGACCGGCTTTTTTTATGGCTATATAATAGTATTCTATATCAAGGAGAATTCACATGGCGAAAATTTACGGCCCTGAAGAAAAAGCAAAGCTAGAACGATTAATCAAAGAAGGTTCTAATGTACTTCGCGAAGTAGAGGATTTAAACGAAGGACTAAAAGAAACTGTAAAAGCTGTAGCAGAAGAACTACAAATTAAACCTGCTATTATCAACAAAGCTATTAAAATTGCACACAAAGACGAATGGCAAAAACACGAAGAAGAATGGGAGGAAATTGAAGGAATCCTTGGCATTACTAAAAATTTGCCGCAAGACAAAGAAGAATAATAAATATATCTGAGAAGGTATGCGAGCCATAAATCGCAAAGAGAACGGTAATGTGAGCCAGAAATCACATAAGGAGAAAAATGAGCTACGTTGACGCTTTCTACGATAGAGAGCAGGACGTTATTCACGTCGTCGAACGAGACGACAAAGGACAACGTCATTTCAAAGAATATCCCGCACGTCATATTTTCTATTATGACGATCCTCGAGGAAAGCATCAGTCTATATTTGGCAATCCAGTTAGTCGTGTAAGCTGTAAAAACATTAAAGAACTGAGAAAAGAACTTGCAATTCATTCTAACAAAAAATTATACGAGAGCGATATTAATCCAATTTATCGATGCCTCGAGGATAACTACCTAAACATCGATGCGCCTAAACTGAATGTTGCGTTTTTCGATATTGAGGTAGACTTTGATCCAGAACGTGGATATGCATCACCAGAAGATGCATTTATGCCTATTACTTCAATTGCTGTACACCTACAATGGATGGATACACTGGTATGTCTTGCTATTCCTCCAAAAACTATGAGTATGGAAGAAGCAGAACGTGCTGTTGAAGATTTCGAAAACACAATGTTGTTTGAAACAGAAAGAGAAATGCTAGATGTATTCCTCGACCTTATCGAAGATGCTGATATTTTAACAGGTTGGAACTCAGAAGGTTTTGATATTCCGTATACTGTGAACCGTGTTACAAAAGTTCTAAGCAAAGAAGATACCCGTAGATTTTGCCTTTGGAATCAATTGCCTAAAAAGCGCGAGTATGAAAAGTACGGTAAAACTTCAGTGACTTACGACCTAGTTGGTCGTGTGCATTTAGACTGTCTTGAACTATATCGCAAATATACCTACGAAGAACGACACACATATCGTCTGGATGCTATCGGCGAACTGGAAATTGGTGAGAACAAAACTGTTTATGAAGGCACACTTGATCAGTTATACAATAACGACTTCAAAACGTTTATTGAATATAACAGACAGGATACTGCACTGCTAGATAAACTGGATAACAAACTAAAATTTATCGATCTAGCGAACAAAATTGCTCACGAAAACACTGTGTTGCTACAAACCACAATGGGAGCTGTTGCTGTAACAGAACAGGCAATTATTAACGAAGCACATCGCAGAGGATTTGTTGTTCCTAATCGAATAAGACGTGATCAACTCGAAAGCACAGCGGCCGCAGGTGCATATGTTGCGTTTCCTAAAAAAGGCATTCATTCGTGGATTGGATCAGTTGATATCAACTCACTGTACCCTTCAGTAATTCGTGCTCTTAATATGGGGCCGGAAACGATTGTTGGGCAACTTCGTCAGGACGGAACCAAAGCATATCTAGAAGCACAAATGGGCAAAGGTAAAAGTTTTGCGGCGGCTTGGGAAGGTGTGTTCGGAAGTTTAGAATATACCGCTGTTATGGAAAAAGAAGTAGGCCGTGAAATTACCATCGACTGGGAAGAAGGCGGAAGCGACACACTAAGTGCCGCACAGATTTATGATTTAATTTTCGAAAGCAATCAACCTTGGGTGCTTAGTGCCAATGGTACTATCTTCACTTACGAAAAAGAAGGAATTATTCCTGGACTGCTAAAACGTTGGTATGCCGAGCGTAAGGAAATGCAAGGCAAACTCAAAGAAGCTATCAAAGCTAGCAATGACATCGAAACAGAGTATTGGGATAAGCGACAGTTGGTCAAAAAGATTAATTTGAACAGTTTGTACGGTGCTATTCTAAATGCTGGTTGTCGTTTCTTTGATAATAGAATCGGTCAGAGTACAACGCTAACTGGTCGTCAGATCACAAAACATATGGCGGCAAAGATCAACGAGATTATCACAGGTGAATATGACCACGTAGGTAAAAGCATTATCTACGGTGACACTGACTCTTGTTATTTCTCAGCATATACTACACTGAGAGATGACATCGAACGTGGCAATATTGCTTGGGATAAAGATTCAGTTGTTGAGCTGTATGACACTGTAGGCGATTCTGCCAGTGATACATTCCCTAAGTTTATGCAAGATGCCTTCCACTGTCCAAAGACACGAGGCGATGTGATCAAAGCAGGCCGCGAAATTGTTGCTGAAAGCGGTTTGTTTATTACTAAAAAGCGATATGCGGCTCTTGTATACGATAATGAGGGTAAAAGATTAGACGTAGACGGTAAGAGTGGAAAGATTAAGCCAATGGGTCTTGATCTCAAGAGAAGTGACACTCCTGTTGTAATTCAGGACTTTTTATCAGAAGTTTTGAGATTGGTACTAGAAGGCAAAGAAAAAGAAGAAGTACTGGAATATATCACAGAATTCCGCACAGAGTTCAAGTCTAGACCAGGCTGGGAAAAGGGCTCGCCGAAACGAGCAAACAAGATTACCGAATATCTTGCCAAAGAAAAGAAGGCTGGTAAGGCCAATATGCCCGGACACGTTCGAGCTAGTATTAACTGGAATACACTGAAACGTTTACACGATGACAAATACTCTGTAAGCATTACCGATGGTGCAAAAGTCATTGTGTGTAAACTCAAAGACAATCCAATGGGATTTACCAGTGTGGCATATCCGGTTGATGAACTGAGACTTCCGCAATGGTTCAAGGATCTGCCATTTGATGACTCCGCAATGGAGAATTCAGTTATTGATGAAAAACTTAAAAACCTAATCGGCGTATTAGATTGGGATATTTCAAGTACACGCAATGATAACACGTTTAACAAACTGTTTGATTTTGGTGATTAATTTTGTTGACTTTTTGACAAAATCTAAATATAATCTTATTATAGGAGAATGATAATGAAAGACATTTTACAAGACATCGTAAGCCATACACAAAATCTTGGCTTTCTTACAACCGTAAAGGTTACAGGCGAAGACAGCAATACCGCTATGTTTTCAATGGCCGATGACCGTTCGGTTATTATGGATGCGGAAACACACAACCCGTATCCAGATATGCTAGGAACATTTGGTATGCCTCAACTGCAAAAGTTGAAGTATTTGCTAGATGGTTCGGAATACAAGGAAGAAGCAAAGATCAGCATTACAACAGCAGAACGCAACGGTGATACTATTCCTGTCGGCATTCACTTTGAAAACAAAGACGGCGATTTTAAAAACGACTATCGTTTTATGAATCAGGAAATCATCAACGAAAAGATGAAGACTGTGAAGTTTAAAGGTGTAAACTGGGACGTAGAAGTAGAGCCTTCAGTTAGTGCTGTACAACGTTTTAACTTCCAGGCAGGTGCTAACTCGGAGCATCCTACATTTCTTGCTAGAACAGAAGATGGCAACTTGAAGTTTATTTTTGGTGATGCTAGCACACACGGCGGAGAATTTGTATTTGCACAAGATGTTACAGGTACATTAGATCGCGGTTGGACTTGGCCTGTTGCACCTGTGCTTGCTATTCTCAAAATTGCTGATGTAAACAACACTAGAATGAGTTTGTCAAACGAAGGTGCTATTCAAATTACCCTTGATTCAGGATTAGCGAAATACAAATATATTGTTCCAGCGCAGGCGGCCTAAATAGTTTTATGAAAAGACAAATAGACTTAACACCACTACAAAAAGACTATGCGGTATACCTCCCTGCTATCAGTAGTTTTTACAGTGGTTACATATCAAAGCAGAGAGAACGACAGTTTATTCCCGAGGATCGAATTCCGCAAGGATTCGATCGAGGTATCGAAGGAATGAACTTTTTAAACGAAGAAGCAGGATACTTTACTTACAAGTATGGTCTTTATTCAGCGGGTCACGCTCAGTTAAATTTAGCAAAAGCATCTAGCCACGATGCTATGGTTATTGATCGTGACAGAAATCGAACAATGATCTTAGGCGACTCGGGCGGTTATCAGGTAGGTAAGGGTGTTCTTAAGTTTGACTGGCTCAACTTCGAAGGAGCGGCTGCGAACAAGGTTCGTGATGATATCCTAAACTGGTTAGAGCACACAGCAGATTGGTCGATGCTACTAGACGTACCAACCTGGGCGTGTGATCATATTCATTCTCCTAAAACTGGTTTAACATCTTTTGAAGATTGCCTAGATAAAACTCGCTTTAACAACGAGTACTGGTTAACACGCAGACAAGGCAAAACAAAGTTCTTAAACGTACTACAAGGTTCAGATTGGGAAACTGCTGAAAAATGGTACGAAGGTGTTAAAGAGTTTTCAGACGCTTCTGTTTGGGATGACAAGGCTTGCGAAGGTTGGGCAATGGGTGGTGCTAATATGTGCAAGATGCCTATTACACTGCGGAGATTGATCACTATGAAGTTCGACGGTATGCTAGAAGGCAAAGATTGGATGCACTTCCTTGGTACAGCACAACTTGATTGGTCGTGCTACTTAACCAGTATTCAGCGTCAAGTACGTAAACACATCAACGAAAACTTTACTATTAGTTTTGACTGTGCTAGTCCTTTCATTGCAACAGCACACGGACTTGTATACACAAACGCACAGCATTCCGCAAAGCGTTGGTCAGTTATTATGGACAAGGCACCGGATAATAAAGCATTAGCAGAACGTCACGATATTCCGTTTCCTTTCGAAAGCGAAGTAGGCAGACGTTTAAGCATTGCTGATATCTGTCACTATGCTCCAGGAATGGAAAATAAAATCGGTAAGATTGGGAAAACATCGTGGGACAGTTTTGCATATGCACTTATGATGGGGCACAACGTATACTGTCATATTGTTGCTGTACAACGTGCTAATCAGCTTATGGATATCGAACGTGCTAAAGCACAACCTGATTGGAGACAGTGGAAGAAGGTCAAACAAGCAGACAAGAGTGACGAGTATTCAGAATGGGTGCCACGCAACATTTTGTACTTCGATCGTTTTGTTGAAGAACTGTTTGAGTGTGACACAAAAGAATCTGCATTCGCTATGATTAAGGAAGCAGACAGTTTCCTAAAAGATCTTGAAGGTGCTAGACTACGCGGCGGTGTTACAAATATTTCAAACTCGCTGTTCACTGAAGTGAACGAAGACGGTGAGGAAGAAGAACCGTGGACAGATGATCGAGAAGATTTAGAACTTGATAAACTAGAGGCTGAATTTACACAGGAGGACTGAGATGGACATTTCAACTCAGATTAAATTGCTTGAAAAAGAACACGCAAGCCTAAATAAAAAGATAGACGGTATGGAAAAGACCGGAGTGTTCAAGGACGAACAACTATCCGAAATGAAAAGAAAAAGGTTGCAAATTAAAGAGCAACTTGTTATACTACGTAAAAGACAGTTTGAAGAAAGCTACGAAAGGCTCAATTGGAATGAATAGAGATTACGAAACAGGCACAGCAGACAATGTTGTATTTTTTACAGGCGTAGAAGTTGAAAAGACTCCTGCATATGGTATGCGTACACTGTTTGTTACAGGTGTACAAGATGTAGCAGAAATCGAAAAGCATTGTATTGAAGAAACAGTTGCACACATTTTCTTTGGTGCTAATCACAGTTTTATCGCAGGAAGTTTCGACGAATGGACTGCTTGGGAAAAGATGATTACACATTTTTTAGACAAAGGCATTCTTTGTAGTTT